CAAAACAACTCTGATATTCTCCGAATTTTACCGGCGCATAAACTTCTCTAAAATGGCATTTAATTATATCCCCTTCCCATATTTTATTCCCGTTCTTGTCGGTTAATCCAGTGTACTGGCAGATGGTATCTGAATTTATCAGACGCTTTGATTCTCCGGTATTGATATAATCTTCATCACACAGATATCCTTCCACCCATTCACCGTCCAAGTGCTTGTTTGTGGATAATGCATGTACATGTTTCCCTCTAAAAAGTATCTCTCTATTCATACTCTTCCACCACCTCTAACTTCTTCAAGTCCTCAATAAACCACGGTTCTGAGTCCGACCATTTGACCATTGGGAAGTCAACGTTAAACATCCACAAGGTTTTTTCCGTTTCGCATGCGCTACTGCTCCAACAATCAATTTGCTTGTATGGTTTTCTGACATAAATATATAATCTACCAGACATATCTCTTGCAATATATTGTATATTCACACTAAGATATTCCAAAAACGCTCTGTCCCTCTTGCTTATCACTATCACTGGCTTTTCTATGTACTCGGATTCTGCCCACTCTTTCAACGCTATCTTGCATCCACCTTTATTACTCAACGTGCAATCAATACATACGATATTATTGCAACTGACTGGATTTCCAGTAGCTTTATCAACCGCAACGCAACTTCCATCGCACACGATCTCCGCAATCTCTTTTGCAAACTTCTCTTTATTTTTCATAGTATTATCTCCACTCCCCCAAATGTTCAAAACATTCTTTTTTAAATTTTTCTAATACATCTATTAGGTTGTCTATTTCGTAAGAATCCTGAAATATTATCTCGATTGTTTCAGGATTAGATGTGTCAATATCATTACAGTAGGGAAATGGTTTCATAAAACAATTAAATCTAGCATTTATACCTTTATGTGTTAATGATATTTGATTAACACTTTCTTTATTTCCAATAATCTTCATCTCTTCCACCTATCAAAGTTTATCTATTGCTTCATGACTCAAATTCTTGATTCTCTTTTTCTTTCCGCATTTACGACATTTCAATAATGCATCTCTACGGAATGTATTTACAAATTCGAAATCATATTCGTGTTTGCATAAACACTTGATTTTACAACCATTTTTTCTCCAACTCTTGATTTTTTCTTCAAGTCCAGTTAAAAAACATGCAACTACAAGAGCAACTGTTGCACTTCCAACTACCATCAAAATTTCTTTTATAACTTCAATCATTTCTTCCGCCTCGCTTAACAATTTTAATGGCTTCAATAAACGCTTCATATCTTCCCTGACTCACTCCGTCATTGTATTGACTTTCGCCATCGCCATTACCTAATTCGTCACACATATCACCTGTGTGGAGTTCTACTTCTCGGAGATTTTCTAGTTCTTCAACAACTTTCTCCACATCAAACGCTGTCGGCTGTTCTCTCAGCATATCTTCAATATCTGGAGCGCAAAACTCGTATCCTCTGCCCAGATACTTTGCAATTTCACTGCTTGTAATCTTGTCCACATCAATTAGTCTCATAATCACTCTTCCTCCTTATACGGTTTCGGCAACGGCATCCAGGCAACAATTGTTTTTGCCGTGTGTTCATAGATTCCTTGAAAAATTCCATTTCCCCAATATCTCATCTCTGTTACTGTTCCGCTATAAAAACATACAATTACATCCGTGTTATCCTCCGGCATCTTTTCACTGCATGGAATCCACTGATCAAGCCTGTCCTTTTCCTCAGCATCTTCCATCCTTGCCAGCTTCTCCATAGCTTCTGACAGCTTATTCTTGTCTTTAATTACTGCTTTCCCACAGTGGTAGGTTGTTAATCTCTCTTTCATTCCCTCACCTCTTCCAGCAAGCCATTCACTACCAATTCACACTCTATCTCGGTTGCTGTCCGCTTGTCGCTGAATTTACAGTTTGGATTCTTGTGTATCCTTGTATCTTTGATCGGCCATTCAGATTCAGTAAAATGCTTACTGTTCACAAACATCACTCTGTGTCCGTTCTTCACGCAGAGATAGTAACTCTCTGCGCTTTTCGGAAGTCCTCGGCAAGGCTTGAACCCGAACCGTATAAACTCACTTGCCTTTACCTTTGGTCTTAATCTCACGATATCTCACTCCTTTTTCATACTTTGTGCATTCCGACGGATCACAACCACGTTCATGGTCAGTGATTAAAATATAGTCGCAGCCTTTTCTTGCGTCAGATGCACGGTATTTACAAGTTCTGCACAAATGCCTGTCTCCGTTGAAGCATTTCTTTTCCCTCTCAGCTTTCTTAAGCTTCCCACCGTATATTCCGACAGTTCCATAATGGATTCCTGTCTCTTCCGAAATCTGCTTATATGTCTTTCCCTCTTTCATCATCTTTTTGATGATTGCTTTCTTTTCGCTTGGCTCTTTCATTTCTTCCCAACCTTTCAAATTTCATCATCTGCTGGAAACTGGAATAAATACTTTTCGGAAAGTTGTTTTCTAACATCATCGATAACAGAAACGGACATTTTAGACAAAGTGTCAGCCACCTTCTGAATCATATCTTTGTTAAGTTCACTCTGCGCATACTGTTCTCTGCACATCTCCATAGCCTTCATTGCTTTTTCCTCTTTGCGATACCGTGCAATTGTAACTGATTCTTGAAGTCCCGTTGTCACACCGAATATAGTTGTTCCCAACCTTTGAAGTATTATTGATTCATAAGGGATGTCGTAACATCCATCTTGGCTAATTATTCTCATTTTTCCTTACCTCTCTTCTGAAAATCTTTCTTGCAATATCCGGTTGAGCAGTACCCACCTCGTCCAAAACCAAATCTTTCTTTTTCTGCTTGTTTCCAATATTTACAGCTCATACATTTTGCATCTGGCTGTGTGACATTTGCTCCTATTCCGATTCTACTCATCTTCGTCCTCCTTTACATAATCCGGGCATTTTTCCATGTATTCATCAGTTCCAGGATGCTTCCGGTTCGGCTTCGACCTCGACATCATCATCGTACATATCCATAATATCTGTGATATCACAGAACGCTCGATCTAATCGCATCATGAAAATGTCAAACTTATCTACATATCTTAACGAATTGATATCAAGTTCGCTTTCGAATCTTGTAATTCTGAATCCATTTCTTTTTTGATTCATACAAATGGATTTCTTTTGTCAGTTTCTCATCCTCCTCGCATTTGAAAACCAAATCGCAAAATCTTCCTCCAAATATGCTATTTCTTGTATCAACAGTTACTTCTGCTGTCACATTCTGATATCTCGGTTCATCATCTGTGTAGACTTCAAGTTCGGATGTATCAACGCTCTCGCTGACATATTCCTTGTATTTTTCGAACACTTCTTTTAAGCTGATTGTATCTTTATCCGGCTCTGTCATAAGACTCTTGAAGTTTCCTAAGATTTCTTTGTTGTCAATCAGATTTGTGCTGTTAATAATTTCCGTGAGAACTGCATCGAGCTTCACTGTATATTTGTCCAGATTTACTCTTTCGATTACCGGTGTCATTACTTCTTTTACTTTCTCATCTATAATCTTCTTTGCTTCACCTTTCCAGTTGAACTGATCTTCAATACTGCTTTTCAGTGCTTTGGTTACTGCATCGGATACAAGCTCTTCAACTGTTCCGTCATTCAATTTATCTGTTACTGCTTTCGCTATTCTTTCTTCAAATGTACTCATAATTCGTTCCTTCCTCCCTATTCAATTCCAGATATATATCGGTCTACCAGTTTTCCGTTAACATATTTTTCTGTTACTTCTACAGTCACAGAATCTCCTTTTTGACTGTCAGCGAAACTCGGCTCATTCATCATTCCGCTTGCATAATCGTCTTCCTCATAAGTCAGTCCGTCATATTCGACCTTTATTTCCCACTGCCAGCGTGGACAAATGGCAAACCATTTCCGCATATCTATGTAAGTGATAGTTGCGTCCACATCTTCGTGAGTATATGTGATTTCTTCTTGTGGCTCACTGCTTTTGTTCGAAACATCATTGGAGCAACCGACCAAGAAAATGCAAATTAGAATTAAGCATAATATTTTCTTCAATTTATCCCTCTTCTCCTTAAAAATGCGTAAAAAAATACCAACCACCGAATACTGATGGTTGGTAGATAAATTATATTGTTTTGATATATTTGTTTTTGACTCCGCATCTAGGGCAAATGCACACAACTTCTATTTTTACTTTATCGTCTTCTTTCCCAATTGCGGTTATGTCTGCTTTTACATCTGGTACCATATAGGTAATAATTTGACCATTTCTCGGACTTGGTATGTATTCCCAATCCAAAGTAGTGTCACACACAAAACATTTGTCAGTTCCTTTAACTTCATTCATTGGCATTCCCTCCCGTACATTTTTATACGGAAATTATACCATTCCAACCATCAATATTCAATTGTCAAGGTGCTGTTATTTAAGCAAATCTTAATTGTTCCTGTGTATCATCAATGCTCATGTTCGGCATTCTCTCACCGACTTTCAGATACGGACAGTTTGCTTCTACAAGCTTTTCTGCCATAATCGGTACTACACTGTTTCCAATCCTTGCCACCTGTTTTGCAATCGGGTATTTCTTCCAGTTATAATCCCGGTCTATAATGTAATCTTTCGGGAACCCTTGCATTACTTTTAGTTCTTCCGGCTTCAGCATCCGCAAAAAGATATCTGATATGATGTATTTCTCGCCCTTGATATCCAGGATTACATTCACCAGTCCAAAACGGTCTTTCGTTGTGATCGTATCAAGCGGTCTATTCAGTGTCTGTCCGCACCCACCGCCGTAATACTTAATCAGAAATGCTGATACCAATCCGAAATGCCCCGGAGATGTCGTAATTGTATGTAATGGTTCATCACAGCCTTGACCTATGCCGGTCTTGTAGTATTTCGTGATAAATGCTGTCACAAGTCCGTATCTATTCGATGTATCAATCGTCTTGATCGGTTCTGTCAAAAGCTGTCCTCTTGAATCACCGGCTCTTGTCTCTCCGTGATATTGAATGATATATGCCAGTGCTTCGCCGTTCCTCACGATATAAGGAGATTCTGCATCGATAATATATTTCTTGATGCCGTTTGCAATTCTCTTCTGTGTAGCTTCTGCAAGTGGCTTCTTGCGGTCAAATATCGAACTGCCAAGATCTGACCAGTCAATGTAATCTCCACAAGGTTTCCACTTCTTAAAGTCAATGCCGTCAGCATTGTGAGTTTGCTCTGGCCATCTGATTTCCCGTCCATCTCTACGGAATACTGCATACCATCTCTTTCTTGTGGTCGGTGCTCCGTAGTCCGCAGCTATCAATTCTCTACTACCGAAACGGTACCCGAGACTCTTCATTGCCGTAATAAATTTCTTGTAATCCTCGCCTTTTCTCTCTGGAATTG